CGCGGCGGCTCCCGCCAGCGCAAAATCGACCGGCTGATCCGGGAAAACTCCGAACTGCAACAGCGCCTGCGCGCGCTCGAGCAGCCGGTGCCGGCGGCGGCGCCAACGACTCCCGGCACCCCGCCGCCGGCTACGGGCGCAACCCCGCGGCCGGATCTCAACGATTACAAGACGCTGGAGGACTACACCGAAGCGCTGACCGAGTGGAAACTCGACCAGCGCGAGGAGAAGCGCAAAGCGGACGACGCCCAGCGGGCCGCCGAAGCCATCCGCAAAACCGAGCAGGACGGCTGGACGGTCAAAGAGCAGGCCGCGCAGAAGGCTCATCCCGATTACCAGGAGCTGATCGAGTCCACCCCCATCCCGCAAGGGCCGGGGGTGCTGGCTGCGCGTCAGGCCCTGCTCGAGGAGGAGCACGGCGCGGAGGTGCTCTACTGGCTGGCCAAAAACCCGGCGGAGCTGAAGCGCATCGCCGCGCTGTCCCCGGTCAGCGCCGTGGTCGCCATCGGCAAGCTCGCCGCGGCGTATGCGTCCCCTGCCCCTGAAAACCCCAAACCGAAGGTATCGAGCGCACCCCGGCCGCCATCGCCGATCTCGCACGGCACGGTCAAGTCGGCACCTGATGTAAACGACGAAGACTTTGCCCGGCGGGATTTCCGCGGATGGAACCGCGTCCGGGAGGCGCAACTGAAAGGCAAGTAAGTGGCAGTCAATACGCTTCTCACGTCGCAGGTCATCACCAATGAACTCCTGCGGCGCTTCAAGAATAACTTAGGCTTCTCGGGCGCGATCGCCCACACCTGGGACGACAAGTTCGCCGTGGAAGGGGCCAAGGTGGGCGACACGCTGCGCCTGCGCGACCCTGTCGTGTTCAGCGCTGCGGACGGTCCGGTCATGACCCCGCAGAACGTGACCGAGACCCAGAAAACGCTGACCCTCAACAAACAGAAAGTGGTCGGCTTCGCCTTTACCAGCAAGGACCTCACGCTTTCCATCGACAACTTCAGCGACCGCTATCTGGCATCCGCGGCGGTCGCGCTGGCCAATGCGGTCGATGTGGACGGGCTCACCATGGCGGATCAGACCGTGGGCAATCTCGTGGGCACGGTCGGCACCCCGATCGCCGCTCTTGACCCGTTCTGGACCGCCGGCGAAATGCTCGACACCAACTCGGCACCGATGGACGGGCAGCGCTACATGTGCATCCCGCCCAAGATCCAGACCGCGGTGCTCAAGGCCGCGCAGGGGCTGTTCCAGTCGTCTACCCAGGTCAAACAACAGTACGAACGCGGACGCATGGGAACCATGGGCGGGTTCGACTGGCTGATGGACCAGAACTGCCGCACCCACACCAACGGCCCGCTGGGCGGAGCTCCGATCGTCACCACGGCCGGCCAGACGGGAAGCACGCTGAACACTTCCGGATGGACTGCAGCCGCGGCCGTGAGGCTGAAGGCCGGCGACGTGTTCACGCTGCCGAGCGTATTCCGCGTGAACCGTGTCAGCGGCGACGTCAAGACCGACCTGATGCAGTTTGTGGTGACGGCGGATGTCAGTTCCGATGCTTCGGGCAACGCCGCCATCCCGATCTATCCGCCCATCCAGACTGTCATGCCGGGCGCGACGGTGAGCGCTTCGCCGGCTGCATCGGCTCCGCTCACCATCGTTACGGGAACCACCGGCCAATTGTCGCAGCAGGGGATCGCATTCCACAAGGAATCGTTCGTGCTCGGCATGGCGCCGCTCGAAACGCCGAAGGGAATCAACTTCGGCAGCAACCAGCAGGATCCGGATACCGGAGTCTCGGTGCGCATGGTTTCGCAATACGACATCATCAACGACCTGTTCGTCACCCGCTGCGATGTGCTCTACGGCTGGGCCGCGCAGCGTCCGGAATGGGCCTGCAAGGTCGTTCAGTAAGGCTTGGCCTTAAGGAGATTGAATTATGGCAGACCAGAACACTACCCCGACGACTAACGAAGTGATCACGGCGCCGCCCCCGCCACCGCCTAAAACGCCGCTCGATCCGCCCAAAGTGTTTTTCAACATCCGATGGCACGTGCCGCCGCTGATCATCCGTTTCGCCGAAGACGCCGACGCGCTCGATCCCGCGGAGTGGACCACGGTCCCGGCATCGGGCACGCCGCCGCCGGAGCCGAAGTGGCCGCAACTGTACTACGACGTCAACGTGCCGCCGCTGGTAGTCGATTCGGCGGACGATCTCAAAACCGTCGACACCAGCCGGTTCAAGCCGTTCGCCTTCACCAAAGGGCTGCTCGACGCGTCGCAGGCCAACCTGGAAGCGGCGCAGCAGCCGGTGCAACCGGTATGACGTTTCCAGCAGTCTACTTCAGCATCAAATGGGCTCTGCCTCCTGTGGTGATCCGAAACCAGCAGGAGGCAGACCGCCTCGATCCCGCCGAGTGGGCGACCATCCCGGCGGCCCCGGAAGCGGCTGCGGCGCCGTATCCGAAGATCTTCGCCAATGTCAACGTGCTCCCCCGGATCATCGTCTCTCCCGATCAGGAAGACGAGCTCACGCCAGAGTGGCGCGACTACACCAAGTACGCGGTGGCCGTGGTCAAAGCCCTGCCGCCGGACGTGCCGCCCGTCCTGCTCAATCCCATCCAGGCGGACGTGACGCCGGCCAGTTTCAGCGGCAGTTTTAGTGTCACCATGACCGGCGAAGGTCTGTCCGGAACCTGGATCGCCACAAAAGACTCGACTGCGGACTGGCTGACGTTTTCCCCCGACACGCCGCAGTCCGCCGATGGCGACGTCGCGTACAGCGTCACCGGCAACACCGGACCTCCGCGCACCGCCCACATTTACGTCAACGGCCAGACCTTCACCATCAATCAGGACGGTCTGGGATGAGACCCGACCCGAACTATCCGCGCTGGATGTTCCACAGGAGCAAGCCGATGGTCATGGTGCAGAACCCTGAAGAAGAAGCGGCGCTCGGCCCGGGATGGTCGCGCACGCCGCTGCCGCCCGAACCGGCTCACGATTACGGGGACTGGCTGGAGATCCGCGCATCGGCTCTGCCTAAGGAAGAGCCGGAACCAGAACCACCGGAAGAACTGCCTGAAGAGGACGACGACGAGGAGGAAGAGGACGAAGAGTCCATGGCCAGACAGGAACCGGCGAAGGTGGCGGCGGCACCTGCGCCGGCTCCTAAGAAGCGGGCGCCGGTCAAACCTCCCGTCAAACCCAAACCCCGCAAAAAGTAACCGGACTATCGTATGGCAACCGTAAGCGATCTCATTCACTCGTCGTTCCGCCTGATCGGAGCGATCGCCGCCGGCGAAATCCTCGAATCCGCGGAACTCGACGACGCCTTCATTTCGTTGAACCAGATGATCTCTTCCTGGAACACGGAAGGGCTCTCTCTGGCCGGCAGGAAGCGTCTGATCGTGCCCATGGGCGGCAGCAATTCCTATACGCTCAGCGAACGTCCAGCCCGGATCGATGCGGCCTCGGTGGCCATCGCCGGCATCGATTGTCCGCTTGAAATGGTGGATGCCGCGGGTTGGGAAGCCATCGGCGAAAAAGGCGAACTCGCCATCATCATCAAGAAGCTGTTCTGCGATTACCAGTATCCGACTTCCACATGTTATGTCTGGCCAACGCCACGCCAGGCCGGCACGCTCGAACTGTGGATCTATGCGGCCATCGCTCCGTTCTTCGCCACGACTCAGACCGTCGATCTGCCGCCCGGGTATGAGATGGCGGTGCGGTACAACCTGGCGATGGCGCTATTGCCCGAATATCCGCGCTCGCAGGTCGATCCCACGCTGCCCGCGCAGGCCCAGAACTATAAAGCATCGATCGTGCAGTTGAACGGCATGAATCACGCGCGCAGTGCTCAGGCGCCGCCGCCCATCTCCGCCGGCATCGCCGCGCAGCAGGGGAACATATGATCAAAACCAACGGAGTTCCCGGCATCGCACCGCGTTCGATCGGCAAGCCTACGGCGAGCTTTCCCGGCGCGGTGACTACCGACCAGCACCTGGCCATCGGGGTTGATCGGCAGCAGACCACACTGGCCACGATCCTGAGCGATACCGCTACCTCGATGACGGTGGCGAACGCGTCCATCATCGTGGTCAATTCGCTGCTCTCGATCGATGACGAGATCGTGCAGGTGTCGGGCACGCCCACCGGCAACAGCGTGCCCATCACGCGCGCGTTCGACGGCACCACCGCTGCGATCCATCTGTCGGGCGCTACGGTGATGGGTCTGGTGGATGCGTATCATCACAATACGCTGGTCGCGGAGATCGAGGCCATCGAAAACGCGCTCGGGCCGAATCTCACGCGCATCCCCGGCAGCGCTCCTTACCTGAACGCGGGCCACTATATTTTTAATCCGCAGCAGCCCGGCGGCACGATTACCGGCGGCGTCACCAACATCATCACGCTTAGTCCGGTTCCGGACGGGGTGAACGGGACCGACACCAATCACTACCTGTGGGTCAGCGGCGGCACCGGGACCGCTGAGGCGGTATTGATTACCGGCGGAACGGCGGTGGCGGGTGCGGCCAGCGGAACGCTGTTTTTTACCGCGGCCAATACTCACACGGGCGCCTGGACCATCCAGACGGCAACCAGCGGGATCAAGGAAGCCATGGTCGCGCTCGGTGCCAACGGCGGCACGATTCTGGTGGCCGGCGGGGTACAGACGATTCACGCCCCGATCATTATCGATATCAACAACAGCGTGCAGATCAAGGGCAGCGGACGCGACAGCACGCAGCTTACCGCGGACCTGAATGTGTCCCCCGTGGTGCAGTTCGGCGACGTAGCGCGGAACAAGATTTCGTATTCTTCGGGCATCACTGACCTGACGGTGAACCGGGTGAGCGGCACCATCCCGGCCGCTGTCATCGGTGTCTATTACGTGCTCTTCGCCCGCTGCTACGCGTCCAACTCTTTTATCTACAGGCATGCGTTCGGCATGAAAACCGACGGCATCGGGGTGGGCCTGGCCCTGGACAATGTCTGCTTCGGCTGGTCGATCAGTTCGCATATCTGGCTGAAGGACATGGCCGAATTGTTCATGAACGATGTGGAATTCGGCTTTAACGGAGAAGGCGGCTCGATCGTACCGACTTTTCTGATCCAGATCACCGGCATGACCAACAGCATCCAGGCCACCAACTGCCGGTTTATCGGTCCATCGGGCGGGCTGCCATACGCCATCGGGTTCACCAACTCGACTGTCTCGCAAAACGAGTACTTCAGTTTCACTAACTGCAACATGGAAAGCGTAAACGGCTTTCTGTACTCCGATAACACCGTCACCGGGATCGGCGGTTTCAGTTGGGTGAACTGCCGTATCACAGGCAACGCCGGAACTCCCGCGGCGATGTTCAATCTCAACCCCGCAACGCTCATCGGCGGCCTTACCTTCGGTTACTGTTCCATAGGCGCATTCAGCGGCATGGGTCTGACCAATCCGCGGAATCTGAATATTTCCAACTCTTCTCTGGGCGGCGTGATTAGTATCACCGGGGGCGCGAATGCCTCCTGTGTCTTCACGAACAATATAGTGTCCGGTACGGTGACCTTTACCGGCGCATTCAACTCTCAACTCTTTATCGGATATAACAGTTTTGTCACCGGTTCGCTCAGCTATAGCGGCGCCACCGGTCTGGTAACGGTTCTGCCCAATTACGGCGATTCCAGCAAAACGCTGGTGCCGGGTCTGGTGATCGCAGGCACCGGGCCGAACTTTATTGGAAAAGCATCGGAAACCGGCGCCAACAATGCCTTGGTGGCCAGCCTGCCCGGCCTGTTGGTTCAGGTAGGCGTGGTCATCACGCTCGAGATCGCGCATTCGCTGCAGGCGGGCACCAATAGCCTGAACCTGAACGGGGAAGGACCCGTATCGATTATCAATCACAGAAGCATGAGCAATCTGGCGACCGGGTACGTAGTGGGAGCAGTGATCCAACTGGTCAGAGTCACCGGCTACTGGCTCGACATGAGCAGCTAATGCCTTTATTCAATCAGGCCCTTTTCAATGCGGCGCTGTTCGGCGGTGGCGGAGCCAACGGCGAATGTCCCGTGCTGCAGGTGGGAAACGGCATTCTCTACCCGGCATTGCGCAAGGCGGCGGTCACCATCGGGCCGGGACGCACGCCGTCGCCCGCGCAGTTTCAGGACGGGATTGACGAGTTGAACCGTCTGATCAATTCGCTGAACTGCGACCGGCTATTCATTTATTCGCTCGACACGATCCAACTCCCGCTCAGCGAGAGCCGCTCGGCGTGGACCATCGGATGCGATCCCCAGGGATTGACCAAAGTCGATCTGCACCTGCCGCGTCGGCCGGACGTCATCAGCTACGCGGTGCTGATCTCGAACAACGTCCGTTACCCGGTCACTGTGGCCACGCCGCAGATGTGGGCTGCGCGCATCTTGGACACAAATCCGATGACATTTCCGGACCTGCTCTATTACGACCGCGGGTATCCGGTGGCGACCATTACCTTCGACGGACAGCCGCAGGCCGGAACGATTCTCGAGTTGTGGACGTGGCATCTGATCCCGCAGGCCGCCTCGCTCGATGACGCGATGCAGATTCCCAGCGGATATGACGATGCACTGGTGCTCAATCTGGCGGTGCGCCTGGCCCCGCACTTCCAGCGTCCGGTCGATCCGGACGTGCGGCAGCAGGCCCGGGAATCGCTGATGCGGGTGCTGTCGCTCAATGCGCCGCAGCCGATCGCCGATACCGGCGGTTTAGGGTGCTGTAATGACCGCTACAACATCTATGGCGATACGTACCGGTAAGGAGGGTTGGGGCGGTCTGCGTTCCGCCCCTATCGGTTACCAGCCGAACGCTCTCGACAGCCGAGAGAAGCGGCTATGCAAGAGATCAAATTGCGATGCGCCGGATCATGTCCTTAAACAGAACACGGATCTGTTTCATCTCACGATCATGTTCTTTCCGGCTTTTGGCGAGACCCGTCCGGAATTCTTTAGAAAATGCCGCGATCTGCTTGGCGTTTTCCGCCGTTTGGGCCGCGGCCATGTCCAGCGTTTCTCTGGTATGGGCTAAGGCTTTTGTGTTCGCCTGGAGCATTTCTTCGATGCGATCCAGCCGGTCTTTTTTGCCGTTTTGCACTGTATTTCTCCTCTACCGCTTGGTGGAGCGGGTTGATTTCATTTTAACGTGAAGATCTCTCTGGCAGGTCCTTCTTACGTTTCGGGATCGGTGAACGCCGCGGTGCAGCAGACGATGAATCTGGTGCCGGAGGTCATCGAAGTGCCCAACGAGCCCGCGCGCATGGTGCTCTACGGACGGCCGGGAGTGCAGCACTTCGTCACCATCAGTCCGCCCAAAATCCGCTGCCTGTGGGCCGGCGGCGGCAGGCTGTTCGTGGTGCATGGGGCGAACGTAAGCGAAGTCACCGAGAGCGGTACTGTGACCGCGCGCAGCGGCACGGTGGCCCAACTGCCCAACGACCCCGATCCGGCTCAGATTTTCAGCAACGGGCATCAACTGATGATCGTGAGCGGCCACCAGGTCTATTACGACAACGGGACGGGCGTTTTCCCCGCGCAGTGGCAACTGGCCGGAACGGGCAACACTATCACCACTGGTTCCATTCTCAACCGGGTCAGCGGCCCGCTTTTCGACAGCACCTGGGTTGGCAAGGGCATGTACATAAATGGGCTCCAGTATCAGGTGGCGACCGTGGTCAATAACAATCAACTCACCCTGACGACGCCCCCGACCGACGCAACCAATGTGCCGTGGTCGATCGCGGCCGGCGGGAATGTCGATGGTGTGACCGGCGGATTC